GCCGTTAATTGTAATTTCTACTTTTGCCATGATCGTAGGAATTAATCGCCTGGCTTTTCTGTCTCCTTGCCGGGGTACGTGTCTGGTTCGCCGTCGCTCTCTAACTGAATAGAGTAGGTGGCATCATCCTGGGCGGGGCTTGTTTCCTCGATTGAGGTAATAATGAAATTACCAGAAACATAAGGTGTAGCGTCACCCTCTCGCTCATAAGCTAATACGGCTACGCTCTGACCCTTACCCCACTTAGCGGCGATCTCGGTAAATCCGTTCTCGGTCTCACCGTAGAAACGCAAACCCTCTGCGCTGATAGAGATAGAAAGGCCCGTAACGCCCTTGCCTTTCCACAATCCGGCTGAATAACCGTTAGCTGCTGCGGGCTTAACGGCTCTGTCCTTAGTCTCACTATTGAAAGTGATAGTGTGGGTGGTGCAATGGCCTACGGCCTTACCGCCAACACTTAACAGGATGTCGCTACCATTAACGTAGCCAGAAGTTGGTTTAGTCATAATCCTAATTTTTTAAATTCGTTGAACTTCTTAAATCTGAACACTAAAAGTTAATCCTTGTACGTAGGCATCATCTTCGTAGAACTCTTCACCGTCTGATAGATAGCAACTGCGCATAGCCAAACCCGATTTCTCCGCCTGTACGTTATCCAGGGCGGCACGTACCGCCTCTGCCAACTCTATGCTTTGTTCGTAGGTCTTACCATAGCAATTTATTTCTATCATAGCCTTATCTGCACCTGGTACACCCGTCTTAACGGGGTTGTGATCCAGACGCGCCCGGCGATAGGCTACGTATGGCAACGTGGCTTTATCTGTCACTACGGGGAAAACCTTTGTAGCGATCTTTTTTACGTCGGCATCCTTAGTAAGTATGTCACGTATGATAATACCCGCGCTTAATGATGTCTTTGCCATACTCCAATTAGTTTATAAATCCGCATTTCTTAGCCACCTTTTCTACGGCTACATTCACTTCTTTTCCTAAATCGGTTTCTACCGTCCTATTCATTTCGGGTGTAGCCTTTTCAAGAAATCTGTACGACGGCATCCGCTTCGTTGGTATTCCATCCTTACGTATGGTTTCCGTCCAATAACGGGTCTTGCCGCTTCTGTGCGATCCGTAGATACCGTGTTTGATACGTACTTTCTTACCGCCTCGCTGACGATAGTTAGTACCCTCTTCTGCCCACATCAGGATAGGTTTTTTAAAGCCCTGGCGGTTTTCGTGCATAGACTTCTCGCCCTGTCCTTTCATAGTGGCCCGGTGTGCCTTGACGGTAATCAAAAAGCCACCACCCCGGCTATAAATGTGGCTGCGTATTCCCTTATCCCAATCCGATTTATTACCCTTTACCTGCAAGCGTGTTGCGTGTAGGCTCTTACGGGCAATGCCTAATACTTTCTTTGCCTCGGCTCTGTACGCACGTTTCAAAGAGTTACGTAGCTGCTTCGGGTTCATTTCCCTTGTTAGCTGCGCCAAATCCTTTACTTCTGCCTGGTCGGGTTGCATACGCTGAAATTACGGTTACTCGTTCACTCTGTCACAAATCAGGGTCTTAAAACCTCTATCTAAGTTGGGGATGATATTTGTTACGGTGTACAGGTTCCCACCTAACTGCTGTACGCGCCAATTCTCGCTGATCGTGTGTACATCCCTTATATTGAACTCTGCGCGATAGTCTGGGAAATGCTCGCCTACCTCTTCGCTACGGTTTCCCGTATGCTTCACCCGTTCCGCGTGTACGGTTACGGTTTCCTGCCAGGTGTCCACCTCTTCGCCAAAGTCGTTTTCAGCCTTTACAGGCTGCAACAGCTTTAGTTTATACTTCATCCGTCCCGCTATCATCCTTAACCAATTTTCTGAAAGGCTTAATTATAGCCTGTAGTGAATTTGCCACCTCCGGCATGATCGTTTGGGCGTTTGATTCGCGTTGGTTGTACCAATGGGCACCTAACATCATAATTGCCTGTTGCAATTCGGCGGGAAACTCACCGCCTCCCATTTCCGTTAATTCTGCCTCGGTGCGGTTGGTAGCCCTGATAACGTGGCCCGTAGCACTCTTTAGAAGATGTGCCAGGTACGTATCATCGTCCGCGAAATCATCAGCCTTTACGTGTTGCTTGAAAAGTGCCAAATCCACTACGTTAGCCATAACCTAAAACTCTGATATGTTACACAATCCCTATTTAGCCTGCGGCCTCAACGGTCACGGCGCAAGTAGCTGAATACTTAGTACCGTTGTAGGTAATTTCGGCTGTGATAGTTGCCTGACCTGCGGCTACGGCTGTTACCTTACCGTCTGCAACGGTGGCGTTAGCGGCCTTAGAGGTTTTCCAGGTAACTTCGCTACCTACAGGCGCAACAATGGCGGTCAGATCGGCGGTATTACCTACGGTTAGGGTCAACTCCGACTTATCCAGGCTTACGCCTACCTTTGTCAGACTTGCGAAAGCCTCCTGACGCAATACGCTAATAGCGTAATCGACGTTAAGCACGCAATCAATGGCGTTGTTACGCGCCTTGCTGTAAGGATCAACGATAAATACCATGTCACCAAACAGGCCCTGCGGTGCATACTTGAACGCGCCAAAGTAAATAACGCCGTCGGCCACCTCGTTAGTAGTGAACACGGGCACACCGTTGATCTTGCCGTTATCGTCGATAATAGCAACGTGGGCACCCTCCCACTTCGGGGTAGCTTCCAACTCACCCTTTGTGGTCTCGTTCATCACGTAGCAGATACCATCACCCTTGATGTTCTTACCCAATACGGCAGACTTCAGGGCTACGATCTCTTTAAGGGTGGGGGCATCACCGCTATAAGCCTTACAATTACCCTCAACCATGTTGGCAGGGATATATGGGCCTACCAGGTCTGTAGCACCGTTAACCTTGACAGGGCTAAACATGATCTTATTCATCAGTTCAGCAATGGCAACGGGCATATACTGCGTAGCCACCAACTGCACCAGGTTATCGGTCTCGTTCAGGGCATCACGGGTAATAGGCACTGCGATACCCAGACGCTCCGGCTTTGCGATCAGCTTGCTAAGTGGTATCTTAGTGTCGCCCAGGGCTGCGCCCTCATCGTTAATGGTAGCGTGGAAAGCCTCAACTACGGGCCACTGGTGATTACCCTTTAAGCCTGTCAGCAGGGGTGAGCCGATAGCGGAAAGGATAGTTTTGTTATACAGCGGCTCTACGATGTCGTGTGTAGTCAGGCCGGATGGG